CTGCGTTCATTACTCTTATTGTGTCAGAAGGTTTCTCACCAACGGCAACCGTTCCCGTTAAAGGGGATCGTCCGACTGTTGGATTTGGTTCTACTTATCATGGTGATGGTAGACCAGTTAAGTTGGGCGAAACGATTACCCCAGTTAAAGCACTGCAGACTGCACAAGAGCATATATCGAAAGATGAGAAGCGATTTCGTAAGAGTTTATCTGGCGTTGAACTCACTCAGTCTGAATATGATCTGTATATCGATTGGGTTTATCAATACGGCATTGGCCGATGGATAGCCTCGCCAATGCGAACACATTTGATTGATGGTGAATACATACAGGCATGTGATGCGTTGTTGCTGCCCCAGTATCGAACGGTTGCTGGTTATGATTGTTCAACGCCTGGGAATAAAAGATGTTATGGGGTTTGGATTCGTGCCCAAGACCGACACAGGCGATGCATTGAATCACAACGATAATCACGCCCAGCTCAACGCGATTAGAAACGATTACAGAGGGGGTTTAAAACTGCCCCTTCAGATGTCAAAAAATTAATAAAAGTTCCTGAAATCAACGCCTATTATGCCGTGTTGGGAGTTCGCAATGGGGAGGGCGGGACTAAACCTTGGGGCTTTTGGCTTCCTGACCGTTCGCTCCCATCTTTATACAAAACCGCGAAATGGAACCTTTTTTTATAGCGCGAAGGAATGATCAAAATGTTCAATACATTACAGAATAAAATCATTGTGTTAGTTGTCGGTTTGTTAATTGTTTCAAGCGTGATTTTTGTGGCTGTTTTTAATGTCAATCAAGGGCAAATAGCACTGTTAAAGAGTGATTTGGCCAGAACCGAGCAATCCAGGGAAAACTTGCAAAGGGATTTGACCTCTATTACTGAGCAGCTAGAAGTTGCCGAGCTAGAAAAAATTAAATTGCGCGATAGTGCGGTTTTGCTGGCTAAAACATTTAGCGCGAGAGAACAGCACAGAGCAGCAATCAAGAATGATTTTGCAGAAAGTAACAAAGCGCTTAAGAAAATCTTTGACGAGACAACCGATGAAAAAACGATTTCTTGGAGTAACACTCCTATTCCTGTTGATATTAACCGGGTGCTCGAGCAGTCAGCCAAATGTGCGAACAGTCACCGTAACAAAGACAGTTTATGTGTTCCCGCCAAAGGAACTGATAAGCCAATGCTTAGTACCGGATTACTTCAGCACAACGAATCAAGAGCTTTCTAATTATACAAATTCATTAATTGAAGTGATTTCTCTTTGTGACCTTGACTGGTTCGCGTTGCAGACCTGGATTAATGAACATCAATCTAACCTGTCTACAAATAAGTAGGCGAAACCATGATAGACAGAACTATGACGCCGATGATGGATAAAACTGTTCAAACAGGAAGTTACATCGCCTCCATATCAACAGCGATAGGCGGTTTTCTTTCATTAAGCAATATCGCCTTGTTGCTTGGTATTGCGTCAACGATTGTTTTATTCATCGTTCAGTATCGACGAACGCAATCGGCGGAAGCTCGAGACAGTGAATATCACAAAGCAAGGATGGAAGCGTTAAAAAACCACATTAATCATGGTGATTCTGATGTCTGATGAATTAACCAAAGAATTAATTGCAGCATTAAAGGCACAAACCGAAGCGCTGAATCAGCAAACAATCGCAATCAGCCAATTGGTGAACAGTAATTTAGACATAATGGACCATCTGATGGCCGCGGATGCAGAAGAAAACACTGATTCAGTTTATTTAGATGAACCAGACACATTATGAACAAAGGCATAAGTTGGCGTGATGATAAGCGCAAAACCGCAGAGCGTGGTTACGGTGGTAAATGGCAAAAAGCCAGAGAGACATTTTTAAAACGTAACCCCCTTTGTTGCTTTTGTGAAGAACAAGGAAAAATTGTAGCGGCATCTGTTGTTGACCATATCAAGCCGCATCAAGGTGACCAAACCCTATTTTGGGATACTGCAAACTGGCAACCACTTTGTAAGCCTTGTCACGATAGCACTAAGAAAATTATGGAGAATAGAGGTGTAAAGCTTGGTGCTGACACAAGTGGCCAACCGACGGATCCTAATCATCATTGGAATAAATAAGCGAGGTAAAAGTGGCTGGCAGAAAAGCTACCCCCACCGCGCTAAAGTTAGTCACAGGCAACCCTGGCAAGCGCGCACTAAATAAAAAAGAGCCAAAGCTTGCCCCTGGCATTCCACGCATGCCCGCTCACTTAAGCCCTAGAGCTAAATCTGCGTGGAAAAAGCTCACCAAGCTGCTAAAAGATATGGGTGTTCTTACCCTAGCCGATGGGTTAGCCCTTGAGCGCTTATGTGATGTTTACGCAGAAATCCTTGAATTACGTGATGAAATAAAGAAAAACGGCAGAACCTATCAAAGCATCAAGATCATTGGCGAAAACGTCGATGATGAAACCAAAGAATTCACCCAGGTCGAGCAAATGCTGATGAAAGCAAATCCAGCAGTGCAAATGCTAGCTGACGCAGACCGACGCTTTAAAGGTTATCTCGTTGAGTTTGGATTAACCCCTTCCGCTAGAAGCAAAGTACAGGTAACCGATGGTAGTAAGAAAAAAGAAGAAATCGACGAGTTCTTCGGATAACCATCAAGACAGAGTTACACGCTGGGCAAAGGAAGTCGTATCCGGTGAGTTTTTAGCAGGTCCCGACATTCGCAATGCCTGCAAACGTCACCTAAAAGATTTAGAAACAGGCCATGAACGTGGCCTTTATTTTGACTTAGACGCTGCAAACCGGGCTATATCATTCTTTCCCAAAGTCTTGAGGCTAAGTGGCGGTGATCATGAAGGCAAACCGTTTCAACTATTAGACTGGCAAGCGTTTATTGTTGGCTCATTGTTTGGTTGGAAAGATGCAGACAATACTCGCCGATTTCGTATGTGCTATGTCGAAAGTGGCAAAGGATCAGGTAAATCCCCGTTAGCCGGCGGTATTGGTTTATACGGTTTAGTCGCTGACGGAGAGGCAAGCGCAGAGGTGTATGCCGCCGCGACCAAAAAAGACCAGGCGATGATTTTGTTTCGCGATGCGGTATCAATGGTCAATCAATCGCCACAATTAAGCTCAAGATTAAAGAAATCAGGTACAGGGCAAAGCGTCTGGAACCTAGCCTATATTGCAAAAAACTCGTTCTTTAGGCCGATTAGTTCAGACAACGGTCAATCAGGGCCACGTCCACATATGGCACTGATTGACGAAGTGCATGAACACAAAAATAACAACGTTGTAGAAATGATGCGAGCCGGTACTAAAGGCCGCAAGCAAGCGCTGATCTTCATGATCACCAACTCAGGCCATGACAGAACAAGCGTTTGTTACTCATACCATGAATACGGAAAATCAATTTGTACCGGTACCAAAGAAGATGATTCGTTCTTTGCATTTATCTGCTCGTTAGACGAAGGCGATGACCCCATCAATGATGAAAGTTGTTGGCCAAAGGCAAACCCATCACTTGGGCATACTTTCACTCATAAATATTTGCGTGAACAGGTTACCCAAGCCAAGGGCATGCCAGCAAAAGAAAGCATCGTTAGGCGGCTTAACTTTTGCCAGTGGGTTGACTCTGCATCGCCATGGTTATCAGCAGACACATGGACAGACTGTGAAGACGATATCGACATTAACGAGCTCATCGGTGAAGAGTGTTACGGGGGCTTAGATTTATCGGGTACTCGAGATTTAACCGCGTTAGGGCTTTATTTCCCGCGGATTAAAACGTTACTTGTCGAGTTCTGGACCCCAAAAGACACACTGTTAGATCGCGAACGCACAGACAATGTGCCCTATACAGCGTGGTTAACACAAGGGTTTATCCAGGCGCCGCCAGGTCATGCCGTTGACTACAGCTTTGTGGCTGAACGCATCGCAGATTTATCTGCTCAGTTCGACATTAAGTGCATTGGGTTCGACCAATATCGGATTAATTACCTAGAACCCGTACTTGTAGAGGCAAACGTTTACATCCCTTTAGTTAAGCACGGGCAGGGGTATTACAAGGCATCAGAATCAAATCTGTGGATGCCAAGGTCTATCGAACTATTTGAAAAGCTGATCACTGACAAAGAAATCAGAATAAAAGTTAATCCATGTCTTCGGTGGAATGCCGCTAGCGCAGTGCTTGAAGCAGATGCCAAAGATAATCGAATATTCACCAAAAAAAAATCAACCGGTCGCATCGATGGTGTGGTTGCTGCAGCGATGGCAGTGGGCACCGCGTTAGAGTCTCAAGACATTGATGACGATGAAGATTGGTTAGAGGCAATACGGGACCCAATTTACTCATGAACTTACCACTCGCAGTATTCATATTCTTAGCGTTGTCAGGTTCATTACTGGCCGTTGCTGGCACATATATTCTATTCGGCCTTGGTTGGTCATTAGTCAGTGCATCAGTGTTTTCATTTGCTGGCGCTTCATTTTTACGTAAAGGAATGACAGCGTGAAGCCAAACTCACTAACCCATGCAATTGCAAAAGCTGCCGCCAATCAACCTTTTGCGTCATTTGACAGTTTCATGGGTAAAACATTACGCCTAACTGACGGTGATTTTTGGTCGCAATTAATGGCCACGTCCAAAACGGGTAAAACCGTCAATGTAAACACTGCAATGCAGCTAGCCGCAGTTTGGGCATGCGTAAGACGTATCTCAGAAACAGTAGCCATGTTGCCACTAGGTCTGTATGAACGCCAATCAGATGGTGGGCGAAGCCAAGTTCAAAGCAGCTTATCCAATGTATTAAGCCACCGTCCAAACGCAGACATGACGTCAATGCAATTTTGGGAGGCGGTTTTAGCATCAATGTTATTGCGAGGGAATGCCTTTATTGAAATTCATCGTTCTGGTAACGAAATCATTGCGCTGGATTTCTTAATGCCACATCGAGTGGATGTAGACTTAGCCGATAACGGCAGTTTGATTTACTGGTATACAAGCCGCAAGGGTAAAAAACGCCAAATCCTCAAACAAAATATGATGCATATTCCAGCATTCTCGTTAGACGGCCTAATTGGTTTATCCACTATCTCATACGGTGCCAACGTGTTTGGCGGGGCAATGTCAGCCGAAGATGTCAGTGCCAACACCTTTAAAAACGGTATGACAAAAACCGTTGCGTTTAAAGTTGACAGGGTATTAAGGCCAGAGCAAAGAACTGAATTTCGTGAATATGTCAAAACCATCACTGGCGCGATGAATGCGGGTAAATCCCCTGTGTTAGAACAAGGTATTACACCAGAGTTAATCGGCATTAACCCCATAGATGCCCAGTTACTTGAATCGCGGAATCACAGTGTTGAGGAAATCTGCCGCTGGTTTTTAGTTGACCCTTCATTAATTGGCTTTGGAGGTAAAGACAGTAACTGGGGTACAGGGTTAGAGCAAAAGATGATCGGCTTTGTCACCTTAACATTATCATCTTGGATACGCCGGATTGAGCAATCAATTTACATCAACTTGCTAACCCCAGCGCAGCGCCAAACCCAATATGCTCAATACAACCTTGAAGCCTTGTTACGTGGCGATAGCAGTTCACGCGCAGAATTCTACAGCAAAATGACCCAAAACGGCATTTACACTCGTGATGATTGCCGAGTTAAAGAAAACTTACCGCGTCGTGGTGGTAATGCAGACGTGCTAACGGTTCAAACTAACTTATCACCCATAGACAAACTTGGTGTCCAGTCAGAATCAGACAAAGCGAAAGCAGCGTTAATGAACTGGCTAAATCAAGACAAGCAGGAGTAAATCATGCCATTTCCAAAAAGTTTTACGCAGAGCGGAGTGCGCTGCGATATCTCTCCGCGTGCGCAAGAACTGTGGAACCCAGCGATTAAAGCCGCCGTTGAAAACACCGAGACCACCATTACCGTTTACGGCATCATCGGCGAAGACTGGTACGGTGAAGGGGTCACTCTCAAACGTATCGATGCCGCACTTCGCAGCATTGGCAACGATAACGATGTCACCGTTTACATTAATTCACCAGGTGGCGATATGTTCGAGGGTATTGCTATATACAATCTTT